AGCATATCAATTGCCGGCGCATCAAAGCCGGTCGTCAGCACGTCGCAGTTGGTGAGGCATTGAATGTGCCCGGCCTTAAATCGCTCCAGGATATAATCGCGCTCGTCGGTGGGCGTGGCTCCGGTAATGGTGGCCGTGGTAATGCCATGCTCTGCGATAATTTCGGCCATATTTTCGGCATGGTTAACACCAGTACAAAAGATCAGCCAGGATTTACGCTGGCGTCCATAGGCTAGAATTTCAACTAACACCATTCTTGCCAGGGCGTCGTTGTCGGTGAGCGCGTGCAGTTGATCGGTTTTGTAGTCACCCGCCCTGGTGTTAATTTCTGACAGGTCAAATTCGTTATCCATGGCCTTTGGAACCAGGGGGGATAAATACCCATCGTTAACCAATTGCATTACATCAACATCATAAGCTATATCAGTAAAAATTCGATCATCACCATCAATGAGCGAACCAGAATTAAGTCGGTAGGGTGTTGCAGTTAATCCCACCACCCGGATTTTTGAGTTAATCACATTCATGGTTTTTAAGAAGCGCAAATACATGCCCATTCCCTTTTTGGGGACCAGGTGGCATTCGTCGATAATGATTAGATCAATATGGCCAATTTCGGTCGCGCGCTTGTGGACCGATTGAATACCAGCAAAAATAATGTCGTGGTCCGTATCGCGTCGATTTAAACCGGCCGAATAAATACCCGCCGGAGCATCCGGCCAAAGCGTCATTAATTTTTCGTAATTTTGTGAAATCAATTCTTTTACATGGGTTAACAAAAGCACTCTTTGCCCTGGCCATTGCTGAATTAATCCGCGAATAAATTCCCCGGCGATTACAGATTTACCGGCCGCCGTTGGCAGCACCAAAATAGGGTGCCCGGTCGCGTTCTCTTCAAAATAAGAATACAGCGCGTCGATTGAATCCTTTTGATAATCGCGCAATGTTATCGTGCTATCCATTTTTAACAGCCAGGCTTTTTTCTATTACTGCTGAAACCCCCGCCATGGTTTTAACAGTGTCAACTACCAACAGCGATTCCCCCTGGCGGCGATAAACAACGATTTTAAAACGCGATTCTCTGATTACTTTAAAACTAAACTTTGGATTGAACATTTGGTTTTCCCCCAATTTTCCCCGTAAGGAATGGATTAAAATGTGCTTCTTTTAAATCTTCAAAAACCAGATCGCAGCGTGGTTTTTTATTAAAATAGAGCGCGCACCGGTTTTGTATGGATGCGTTGGACCGGCCCAGTTTTTTGGCAATTTCATTTTGTGGTAAAATCCCCTGGTGTTTTGCCAAATAGGTATGTTCGGTTTTCGACCAGCGTTTGCGCGAACCACTTTTATTAACGCCCAGTTTGGCAGCCCGGTCCTTTATTGAATTAGCAGACCGCGTCATCTTCTCCGACAATATTGCGTTGGTGAAATTGGCATAATTAAAACGCAAATAGTTATCCTCGGTTTCACTCCACTTTCTACTCATTTACTTTCATCCTTGATAAATGCACCATTGAATGTGGCGCGCAAGCTATCGGCGCCAGGGTCGCCCAGGAGGGCAGCCGGGGCCGCGTGCAATTCATTACTGGTGTATGATTTGTCACCCTTGACGCCGTTGTAAAATTCCACACCGTCGATGGTTCGGTATGAGATACGGTTATTTTCTGCGTCCATATCCACCATCTGATGGGGAACCAAGTGGGGATTAAATAAGTGCTTTTCGCACCCCAGGCGTTGTTCATCAGTTGTAATGTCTTTGTCGTGGAAAGTGCATTTCCAGCCGCCGTTTTTAATGTCTGCAAATGAGTGGACGCACGTCCGGCAATTCACCTGGGGCAATTCGTCCCGGTGGCAAACGTCTTGGTGGTCGCAGAATTTGCACTTAAAAAAGTCTTTCCTGGTACTTATGCCAGGCGGTGGCTCGTCGGTTGCAATGATCGCCCTGGCCTTTTCGACTAGCGCCAGGGCATCGTCCTGGTTGTACTTAAAACGCTCGGTATACAGTTCGTCGGTGTCTTTACTGACTGCCATGTACATTGCGCGTTTAAGCTCTAAACCGTGCATATACACTTGCATTTGGGCGTAATGTTCGGGTTTAGATTCGCGCACGCCTTGCTTTTTGAGCAGCGCAAACGATTTATGATTGTGAGTTTTAAACTCTAATAAATGGGCTTTGTTGGGTGATTCGGGCAAGCCTTTGGCCACGCCGTCACAAGAGCCAGCAAAGTGGCCACCGTGAAACGTGCAGCCAAATTGTTTTCCCTCCTGGTTAACCGCCCAGACCTGTACATCAATCGCCATAAGATCACGAATAAAATAATCCTCCTCATCGTGGCCGCGTTTGAATAGGCGCAGCACGCGCCCAGGGAAGTTGGGCACGGTGGCCCAGCGAAACCCATACCACAGCGCCCGGTTGCACTCGCGGCCTATCATCGACGCGCCTAAATGCGCGCGGCTTGTTTCAACATGATTGGTTTCAAACTTTCGATAAATCGTTTCGACAGTGCTGTTGTACGCTTGTGGTATGGTCGCCATTAAATTATCCCCAGGGTGGCGCGGCAACAGTCGCGGTGGGTGGTGGAGTCGGTCGGCCCATCATTGGCGCAGACGTGGGTTGGCCTGGTGCAGCGGCAGTAAATGACACATCATTGGATGGCTCGTATCCGTCGCGTTGGCTAATCTTTAAACCCATAATGAACGGTTTCCCGTGCAATTCCTGGGTGTCGCCCATTTGTGGGGGTAAGCCCAAATTCATCATTAATACCGCCAGGTCTTTTCGGCCAATGTTTTCGGCAACCGGGTTGGGGTTAACAATGTTGAGTCGGTGCCATATTTTGCGGTTTATATGCTCCCCGTCTAATACTTGGCAAACCAGTTCCAAATATTGGCCGGTGCCGGCTTTGGTATCCTTCACGGTTGATTCAATCACCATGGCGTTATATTTGCCTTTCGGTAGCGGCTCAAAGCCGCCGCGATCATCGGACGTGTCTATTCCACTTGCATCAAAAGAAAATTGCATATTAATTACCTATTTTAGTTACGGATTTTTATGGCAATGTTTGCCAGGGTGGGGAATTCGTAGGGGTCCAATTTGCCGGAGCGGTCTTTGGCCTCATACTGAATGTCGCGTGAAGTTTGCAGGGACCGTTCAATTACACCATCGGCGTTTTTGGTCAGTCGCAAACAAAAAACTTCATCAAAGAAATAGGCCAACGATTGCGCCAGGCGTGCGCCAGGCATCGATGGCATGAATAGCAGGGTATTGGCATGATCGTCGTTAACCCGGTCCATTTTGGCCGTCATAACCACGTTAGTTGGCAGATCACGAAAGGAGCGAATCAGCGCCGTCATTTGGTCGATTAGCGCACCGTAAGCCTGGCGGGGGTCTTTAGTTTTTGCCTTTTCAGCGATCAAAACCACTTCGGCAATTTCGCTGATTGAATCTAGGCATACCCATTGGTATGGGTGTTCGCCTTTGAGGTGGTTGAATATTTCATACACATCATCAATCGATGTGACCACGCAAATATCCACCAGGGCGTTGTCCTGGATGGATAGCAATCCACCTTCGGCGCTGATGATTAATGTTTTTTCATCGTCCGGGGCCGTGGTGCAAAATACAGTCTTGCCAGAGCCAGCCGGTCCATATATCAAAATTTTGATGCCGTTTTGCAATGCAGCGTCTTTGGCACTTATAAGTTTAATAGCCATTACGCCGCGTCCTCTACCAGTTCGACCAGTACAGCGACTTTGGCCGGCTTGGCGATTACCGCCCGGCTAATTTCGTTGTAATATTCCGGCTCGTTTAGTTCGATTTGACGCAATGCTTTAACGTCGATGGTTGGTTTGTATGAAAATACTTTGCTCAAAATCGCTTCGGGCATTTTCTGTTTAAGTAGGTCCAGGGCGTCAAAATCAATTCGCCTGGTTACTTTGCCAACCGTTTTGATTTTAAAATACTTGCCGGATTCACTGGTCGTCCCTTCGTCTTTTACGCCAGCTAGATCAATGATGTGAAGTTCCGCGTTTAACACTTCTTGTTTAACTATCTCCATTCTGTTTTTTGCCTCCTGGAGCGTGAAAGCCGCCTGGTCAATTTCCGTCGGTGTGTGCATAAATTTTCCTTAAATTAATTCGATTAACATTTGTCCCAAAATCAGGACCGTAATTAAACCTAATGCGTGCATTTATTAACCCTTATGTTAGGTTTGAATAGCATTATTAAACAAGCAAAATGTTAGGTTTGAATAGCATTGCCTTGATAAAAAAAACCAGTATCTCTCTCTGGCTGATTTCATCAAACTACTTTTCGTTTTTTAGTACAGTATTATTTTTTTCTAACTCTTTGGCCGCAGCGATTATTTCTAAAATCGTTGCAATATCGTGGTTTGCTAATAGCTCAATGGCTAGTTGCGTTTTTTCGTTTGAAATATCCATATTCAGTCCAATTTAAATTGATAGAGGTTTTACTACCAACAAAGTGGGGTGATTTGGATATTCTAGAATTGACAATGCCAAGATTTATTTCTGTAATTAGAAAAGACAAAAATATAAATGTCTTCTTGACCCAAGGCTGTACGCGTAGGCATATTAAATGATAAAACGATGAATAGGTCGTATGGCGCATCCATCCTCGCATTTTAATTCGCACTTTTGAGGCGTTTTGATAAATAGTCATCTTTTATTGTTAATCCTTAACTTACATCATCATCGATGTAAGCAAAACTTACTCGTACTCTAACAGATTAAATAGATAATTAAAGAGTTTTTTTAATTAATAAGAATCCATTATATTCCTAACCGCCGCTAATTGTTCCGGCGTTAAATCGCCCAGGCGATGGTTTATTTTTTCTATATCTCGAATTACTTTGTCAAAGTTCTCCGGCAATGTCCGGTCGGCGTCATTCATTAACCAGTGTAAAGGTGCCCCAGTTATCATCGATAATTTACGCAAACGCGTACGGGTCGGTTCGTTTCTCACTTCTGGGTCGTTTGATTCCCACAGTGACACAGCCGGGCGTGATACGCCGATGGCGTCAGCCAGTTGTTGTTGAGTCATATTGGCATGGCGTCTTGCAGCTTTTATTTTGAAATGCAAGATATTTGGTACTTCCATCATGTCTACCTGATATTTATAAAATTAAATGAAAATAAGTTGCGACTATTAAAAACCTAATATTAATAAATGTAAAGCGTTGCTTACTAATTTATTTGAAATACTAAGTTTGGCTCTTTTATGCCATTTGTCTAATTGGTAATTAAAACTTACAATTTGTTGAAATCCAAAACAAATGTTTTAGTGAGTTCCGATAACATGGCAAAGAGAAACAAAAAATTAAGCGGCAAAGATCAAATGGCAGATTATACAAAATCAGCGATTGCGTTTGCCGGTGGGCCATCGGCCCTGGCTCGTTACATACGCGCGGAGGGTCATACAATCACAACCCAGGCGATTAGCCAGTGGCAAGGTGTGCCGAGTAACCGGGTGATAATGGTTGAGCAAGCGGCAAAGGGTCTTGTCTCGCGCCACGAAATGCGCCCCGACGTTTTTGGTGATGAAAAGTGATGCAATATACGCTATTTACTAGCGTTAAAAACAGCATAGGCAAAAGCGCATCCCGTCCCTGGCCTGAGTTTGTAAAGGACCATTTGAGCGATCACCAGGTCATAAACAATAAAGACGCCGGGCTAATGTATTCGGGCGCTGTTTACTCCATGGACCCGCCAAAGCGCGGGGATGCCAATGTTGATTCAATGTCGATGATGGTGGTCGATTATGACAACAGCCAGGGTATTGGCCTTGATTCTAAATGTTCCGGGTTGCCCACGTTACCCCAAGACGTTGAGCCAGAATTAGCCGGCAATGCGTATGCTTTTCATTCGACCCACAGCCATGGCAAAGATTGGCCCAGGTGGCGCCTGGTGATTCCTTTTGATCGTTTAGTCAGTCGGACCGA